TGTTGCCTTCACTTTATCATCTGATTTAAAAATAGATATGGCTTCTGAGGCAACAGTAAGAGGTATCAGGGCTTTTTTTGCAACCTTACCAATGCCTGAAAATAATGACTTACCCATACTTCCTAGCGTTCTTGCTGGAGCAGCAGTTGCAGACGCTGTTGGTACTTGTGGTGTAATTGTGCCAGTTCTGGATGGACCAATGAATGGTGTAGGTGCCGTCGATGCAGTTGCTGTTGGTACTCGTGATGTAATTGTGCCAGTTCTGGATGGACCAATGAATGGTGTAGGTGCCGTCGATGCAGTTGCTGTCGGTACTCGTGGTGTAATTGTGCCGGTTCTGGACGGACCGAGCATAGGAGATGGAGATCCTGACGTTGGTGAACCTGTAGGTGCAGGCAATGCGGTTGGAGTTGATCTCCCACCAAATTTCCCCATTGCCCAACGCCCTGCACCAATAGCTCCTTTTACCATAGCGCCTCCACCAAGCATCCATGCAGCTGCACCCATGCCAACTGCTCCTCCTACATTACCCTCCATTAAATTACTGCCTGCTGCTTTTAATGAACCAGTAAATGCGCCAAGCCAGGCTTCAAAAGCGATTTCTCCTAATTTCGAGAAAATCCTGCTCATGGCTTCGCCACCGCTACCACCTAACCAGTCCTCCATTTTGCCCGCGGCTGTATCTAACATATAAATCACTTTATCGCCCAAATCCATCCCATTAAACTGAGTGAATTTTGCTAATTCCTTTTCATATTCCTTAAAGGATTCTGGATCATTACGAATTTCTGGTGTTAATTTAGGCTTCACTGTTGTAAATGGCTCTAGAATATCTTCTAAACCACCCGCAATTTTTTTTCCTGCAGCTTCAATTGCTGGCATACCATTTTCAACCATGCCTGTTAACCCTTGAAACGCATCTTTCAACACCTCTAGAGATGGCGTAGCTAAAGCAATTTGTGCTGATTCTAGCGCGCCAAACATCTGCTCTTTCGCACCTGCATAGTTGTCTTTCATAATGGCTGCTGTTTTCGCAGCTGCTCCACCACTTTTTTCAAGTGCTGTCGTCATTTCCTCAATCTTCGCAGGACCTGAATCAAAGAGACTCAACATGGCTGTTGATGCTTCTACCCCAAAAATTGCTGAAGCATATTGCACTTTTTGGGTATCAGAAAGCTTTGCAGTAGCTTTCTCCCAATCTGCAGAAATCTCAGCAAGGCTTTTAAATTTATCTTGAGAATCAACAGCAGTCATGTTTAAATCATGTAGTGCTTCTCGCGCTGCCTTTGGTGGAGCTGAAAGGCGAGTTAATGCCATGCGTAATGCTGTTCCGGCTTGTTCTCCGGCCAAACCTTTATCGACTAAAATACCTGTAGATGCTGCTAATTCCTCTAATTTGATACCTAACGTATTAGCGATGGGAGCTGCATATTTAAATGAATATCCTAAATCACCTACACCTGCAGCTGTCTTATTAGCACTCATGGCCATTATGTCAGCTACACGACTGGCTTCTTTTGCTTCCATTCCATATGCATTAATCGCTGATGTAACAACATCTGAAACAAGCGCTAAATCTTCTCCTGATGCTTCTGTAGCAGCAATTAGCCCTGGCATCGCAGAGATAATTTTTGTTGCGTCAAATCCCTTAGCACCAAGCTCATCCATTGCAACTGCTACTTGAGACGCTGATAAGCTAGAACTAGAACCTAATCGTAAAGCCTCCTGATTTAATGCCTTCATTTCTTCTTTTGTTGCGTCTGTTTTAGCCCCTACTTTAGCCATTTGCGCTTCGAAATCAGAGGCTTTATTAAGAGATGAAACAGCTGTAGCAGCTACTGCAGTAGCTGTCCCAACAGCCGCTACACCCGCTACAGCCTTTCCAGTATTAAAACCAGTTTGAAGAGCCCCACTTACAGCTTTAATACGTCGTTGAGCACCCTCTAATTGTCGCATTTCACTAGTGATACGTGCTGTCGATCTAGCATATTGTTCTTGTGTGATGCGACCTTGTCGAAATTCATTACCTAGGCGATTCAGTTCTCGTTGTGCTGCTCGTGATCGATTACGTAAATCATCAATATTACCTGTAGCTCTATTAAATGTATTACCTAATGTCCCAGCTACACGGCCACCGATTTCGATAGTCATTTCCAATGCTTTTCTAGCCATCGTTATCGACCTCCTCAGTAGCCGCGTCGTTCCAGGCTCTTAATTCAATCAAACTCATAGATTGCCAAAATTCTATACTAGTGGAAGTATTTGCAGACAATGATAAGAAGGCTTTTCTGAACTCCTTTGCACCACCTTGCTCACCTACCACTGGATGAAAAAAGTTCGTACTTGTAACAGCAGTTCAAAGAAATCTGCACCATGCAATTTTTCTAACTCTGGTGGAATACACCCGATTCCACGTGCGGCCAACTTCACCATAGCATCTTGGTTATAAATGCTGTCAAAACCACCTGGTCGACCATCCATACGCAACTCTGTATCGATGTCTAAAATATCTTTACCAGTGAGATTTGTAAAATCTATTACTAACTCATTCACTTTTGTACCGTTTATCTCGACTGGCTTTTTAATTGGCATGTTGATTATATTTGAATTTTGCACCATTTGATTTGCTTGCCCTTCTTTATTTGTTTGAGATACTTGTTCCTCATGTTTTTCAGTTTGCATTGAATATTCCTCCTTTTAATTAGGCCATACCTAGTGCTTCACGCAAGCGAGCCATATAATCCACATCATCCACGATAAAGATATAGTTAATTTTGTCGATTTCAAGTAATACTTTGCCTTCACGTTCAAGCTTCATATATAGCACTTCAATTTCAGTTGAACTCTCATATGGAGAGCCTTTTTGTACTTTACCTAAATCATTTTTAGTAGCAAGTCCATGTACTAACACTCGATTCGGTTTGAAATGATGTTTGCCTTTAATAGCATCGTACTCTTGGTTTGCTAAACGACAATCAACTGTAATGGCTTCTGGTTTGTAGAAATCCAGCAATTCATCACTAGTTACTCGCCAATTAATAGTAAACTTCATGCTCTGGAAGTGACCGTAAGCTGGTGATTCATACTCACCTGAAATCCCGGCTCCGTTTACCGTTTCAGTCAGAGCTTCCAAAGAAGGGAGCTGCAGATCTGCAACCCCCTTCAAGTCGGATTTACCACTCACAAAAACCCGATAATCATTTAATTTCTCTGGAACGATACTCATCCATGATTCCCCCTATTAGTTAAATAAATTGTTGTAATACATCGGGTCAAATTCTAAAATATTTTCGATGTCCTCAGCTGGTGTTGGTTCCGCTACGTAGTAGTTAAGGCGGATTTTACCGTTAATTAAGTCAGGTAGAGGATTGTTCGCCCTCTTAAATTCCACACGTCCACCTAAAATGACACCGCGTGATTGTAAACCGTTGAACCACATATTCATAGTATCGATGATACTATCAATTAAACGACGTGTAATCGGTGCATCTACCTTGCTCCACGTTGTTAAAATAATGGTATTAGCAATCCAGTTATGAGTGAGTCGTACAGGGATGAAAATATCCTTTACGTCTGTATTAGCTGGAAATGCACCTGTTCTATTACCCCAGCACTTGTATCCACCCATGAAATTAAGAGCTGTTGTAATACCTTGAGAGTTTAACAATTCAGCTTGATCCGGTCCCAAATCAATTTCATCGCCTGCCTCATTTAGCATTTTGTTCATTTGCAAAGGCTGATTTGACGGGCTAACATGTGGAAAGTCTCCATTTTCTGCTGCTGTTTTAGTAATACGAAACGCAAGCTGCGTGGAATAGTGATATACCTTATCTCCTAGCCCTAACAATGGCCATCCAACAAATTCATTTGTACCCGTATAATTATTTTTGTTTTTCCATTCATTTGCCTTTGTATAAACATCTGCTTCTGTAGTATCAATATCTGGTAATGATACTGCTCGGAAATAAGTGTTTACTACGGATGCCTTCGCCTTCATGACAGCTGCTACCATTGGATTTTTTGCGAATTTAGGAGCGACCACTAAGCCAGGTACCATACCCGTTTTAGGGAAAACGCTATTGAGCAATTCCAAGCCCTTTTGCTTACCTGTATTTACATCTGAACCGCCAATAAGATCATTCTCCGTTACCTTCTCAGGCGCAATTCGAGTACACTCAATGTGCAATTTAGTCGCTTCAATTAAAGTCACAATGACAACTTGACCATCATCATCAAAGGAAACAACGTAATCCTCATTTAGCTTTAAAACAGGCTCATTATCTCCTTCGCCTTTCTTTATTTTTAAAGTGTCCAATAGAATACCTTTAGTCGAAATGACAGCTTTCTTATTTGTTACTGGAATGACTTCTTTAACCGTTTCATTGTGTTTTTCTGGATCTAATACATTCACAAAAATAACTGGTGCTACATTAAATAAACGAAATGCTGCATCCATTGCCTCACACAGCGTATAGTTCTTCCAATCGTCGGAATATCCTAAAGCTGCTTGTGCCTCACCAAATGAATAAGCTACAACAATTTTATTGACATGAGGTGTTTTGGCTAAGTTAATTGGTGCTGTACCAAAAACAACAGGCAATGCTGCGGTAGCGACTGCAGGTGTCATTAAGGATGTTGGAGATTCCGTTACACGAGAACCATGTCGAAATGCCATA